AGGATAGTCACTTAAATACCGTATTAAAGATTCGCTCTGCCTAGAAATAGGTTTCATGCACAGATGCAATTGTGGAAGTTATGGATCATTGACGTAAATTTTCGTAATTGCGTTCGTGGTCCGTAATCGTCATGGATACAGCTGTGGTAATAGTGCTTTGCACGAAAACCCCAACCTCCCTTTGACTATTGGAGCTTGATAACTCCATAATGAGATATCCGGTTTTGCCACATACGTAAAATGGCTAGACCCCTTACCCCAAATCCCTGTCCTCTTGGACAATACAACACCGCGTATAGAAGCTGGGCTTCTTAGGGTCCTGTATCAGAGAGGACTTCCGTGTGTTACCACTGGAATTTGTGGTGGTGTCGACACGGTCCTACCGTTTCATATTTTTCATATTGGTAGGATGCATAGATTTGAGTGTGATATGATCTCAAATGTTATAGATAAAATCATAAACAGAAAAGTGAAAACAAATCACATGTCTAGGGATTCCAACCTGGAACGACTTTAGCGAAAGAGCTATTTTAAGTTGAGTTAGTTAGAGAAAAGGTTTCTGTTAGACTCGTAATGATTAGGATTCGTTTTCTCAGTGACACGTTGTCTCTCTTAAAATAGAGGCTCCTCGTTAGATGAGTAAAGCATGTGGCTGGATTTTCTGTCACGTATGACGCGTGCGTGGCTGCATTATCTTTGCTTCGAAAGAATTTTGTGATTAACCACACCCAGAAAAAGGATAAAAAGACTTCGCAGGTGAAATTCCTGTTTACCTTTTACCCCGTAGGTTTTTATCTTCCCTACACACCAAATTAGATACTTGGTGCTCAGCAAGTAAAAAGACGCACCTTCATGAAAGAAAATATGCACGCAAAGAATGATTCTCGAGGTGCAGTAATTCGCGGTCCGGATGCCAGGAAGAAGGGTCCGGTTAGTTGGTCAACGGAGATTGGAACCTCTGTTGATGCGGATAAGGGTGATGCCAAACCCAAGTCCCAAAAAGAACAAGGAAAACCCGTAAAAGAAAATAAAAAGGTGCGAAGGGACAGCAAACAAATAAAAGAAGCTGTCCGGAGTTTGAGAGTGGAGTTACAGGCCCAAGCTCTTGATGAGAAGGCTCTTTTGGCAAAAGAACGCCATCACATTCCAAGACATAGGTCTGGTAAACACTCTCCTGTTGAGCGGAAGGACGATTTACGTCGAAAGTTACGAACGAAAGTTCGGACACTTGAACGTGATCGTAAGGAAAGCAGACAATATCAAGGTGATAGTCAGTTCATTGGACTTGACTTCATTATGCAGAAAGACGGTGTGCTATTTGATTTATTGATGTTTTCTGTGCAAGCAATTATGACGAAATCCGTGTCAGCTTGTTTGCCCGCCGCTTTGGTACTTATTCGTCGGTACGTACCTAAACCTCTGAAAGCTTTGGAGTATCTTCATGATGTTTTTGTGCAAACAGAACAGCAAGGAGACTCTACATGGGAGTTTACAGAGGAACCAACAGAACGTGGGCTGAATTCTTGGTATTTAGCCCATAAGAATTCCGATGTGTGGAAGCGTATTAAATGGTTGTATGTATGTACATCCAGTGTTGCGCTTCATGGCGTTGAACGCTGTAAAGAGCGTGATTTTAAGAAATTGGCTGAAAAGAGCATCCTCCAGCAGTATGAAGACTCTTTGAGTTTAGCTGCTTCGGTTGTGTCGAACACCAAATTTATTTTCACACGCTTTTATCAGTGTCTCCGTACCGGTGAATGGCACAAAATGTTCCATTCAGAAGATACATATGAGCAATGGCTCAACGACACGATGGAAGTTGAACGAGAAGACATGGACAAATCGTCTACTGTTAATCGTCAACGTTGGCTGAAACGAGTGCAAGACCTTATTGTACAAGGGAAAGAAATGATGCGCATGTGTCGTGCATCTGGAATCAAGAAAGAAATGTACAAGGTTATTCATACTCGTTATATGAAGCTGTATTCCCTATATGCAAGGCATACGGGAGAGATTGCGGGTTCAGCCACTCGTCGTACCCCTTTTTGCGTTTTTATATTAGGTCGCTCGAGTATTGGTAAAACCACATTGATGAAAATCAATGAAACGATGTTTGCGAATTTGTTTGGATGCGACCCAAATGTGGAACCCTATGTTCGTCAACCGGGAAGAGATTTCTGGGATGCGTATCAGATTTATCAGTGGTGCATTATCTTGGATGATGTAGCATGTTTCAATCCGCAACGCATGACGAATATCGACGACTCATTGAAGGAAATCATTCAGATTTTGAACAATGTTGCTATGATGGCAAATTGTGCAGATTTGGAGGATAAAGGAAGAAAGCCTGTTATTGCAGACTTCGTGCAAGTTAATTCGAACACAGAAGATCTCAATGCAGACGTTTACTTCAACGACACGACTGCTGTATGTCGTCGCCTTCAGTATCGACTTTTAGTTGATTTGCGTCCTGAGTTTCAAAATGCAGAAGGTTTCTTGGATTCTAAGAAAGTTGCCGAGAAAGGAGGATTTCCGGATTGGTGGACCATTACGGTTCAGAAAGCCAAAACTGTTCCAGGAAATCCAACAGCGAACGATCAATTCGTCTGTGAACGAGGTACTTTTGAAACGATTCCTGGTATGGAAAACGTCGGGATAAAGGAGTATTTGAGGTGGTTTATTGCTGCTTCAACTGCTCATCGGCGAGCACAGGACCAGATGCTGGAGAACTTAGATACTATTAAACGTTCTGAGTTTTGCCAGCATTGCAATTTACCGGAGGATCTTTGCGATGGAACTTGTGTCCAATTGCAAGGAGATTTCTCATTTGAGGATGTTGCCTCAACGGTTCCTGGCTCAGCTATCGGTTTTTACCCAGCAACAGGTCACGCTTTAGAGAATTTAGGCTTTCGTCAAGTTCGTGGTCATGTGGCTGGGCTGTGTCGAGAAGGTTGGTTTCGAAATTGTTCCAGATGTCATGTTGAATCGGAAGGTCCAGC